TGTGATGGCAATTGGAAATACTCCAGCTACACAAGGTCAATCTGAATACCAGTTATATGACACTGACGGTGGTGCGTTTAACACGTTTTATAAGAATGATCCTGTTTCTCTGAACGACGGTAACTCCGTTGCTGCAGAGGCTGGCTTCTTACAAGATGCTGGTTACGCAACTACTGACGACGGTAGAGCGGGTGGAAATTCCTACGATTCATCAGGAACTTCACCTAAATTAGTGGGTATATTCAACGGAGCTTATTACGTAGATTCAACTACAAGTAAGCCTACATGGGTAAACTCATTAGCATCAGGCGCTAATTTTGGCACTGATTACAACACTGGGTCAAGCAACGGTATAGCTTTTGTAATTGATAATCCTAATCAGGAATTTCAAGTAAGATCAGGAGCAGTAGCAACTACAACTACTTTTACCCAAGCAGACATCGGTAATAGATACAACTGTAGCAACCAAGGTGGAACTGGAACTTCCGGTCAATCTGACGTAAGACTAGACGTAGACACAGCAGACGCTGCTGGGAATATGTTTACTCTAATCAGAGTGGCAGGTGAGCCTAACCAAACAGACAAGACTGACGTAAACGGCGGTGTTGATGTTGTGGTGGCAATCAATCCAGCTTCTAGCTTGTACAAGTAATAGAATAAGGAGATAAACAACTATGGCAATATCACGAGCACAGCTAGTCAAAGAACTAGAACCAGGTTTGAATGCTTTATTCGGACTTGAATACAGAAACTACGCAGACGAAGCAGCGGAAATTTTCGATACAGAATCATCAGACAGAGCTTTTGAAGAAGAAGTAATGTTATCTGGATTTGGAAATGCAGCTGTTAAACCTGAAGGTCAAGGAGTATCATTTGATGATGCACAAGAGACTTTCACTGCTAGATACACTAACGAAACGATTGCATTAGCATTCGCGATCACAGAAGAAGCTATCGAAGATAACTTGTATGACAGACTTGCGTCTAGATATACAAAAGCTTTAGCAAGATCTATGGCGAACACTAAGCAGATCAAAGGCGCAGCAGTATTGAACAACGGTTTCAATGCAACATATGCAGGCGGAGACGGAGTAGCATTATTTTCTACTGCGCACCCTACATTAGCTGGAACTTTTTCAAATACGTTAGCGACTGCAGCAGATCTTAACGAGACTTCATTAGAACAATCGTTAATTGACATTGCAGCGTTCACTGATGAAAGAGGACTTAAAATTGCAGCTAGAGGAACAAAATTAGTAGTTCCTTCTAACTTACAATTTACGTCAGACAGATTGTTAAATACTCAAGGTAGAGTAGGAACAGCTGATAATGACATCAACGCGATCAAAAACATGGGAATGATTCCACAAGGTTATACTGTGAACCATTACCTAACTGACACTGACGCTTGGTTCATTAAAACAGATGTACCAAATGGTCTTAAACATTTCAGCAGAACACCTATCAAGACGACTATGGAAGGTGACTTTGATACTGGAAACGTTAGATACAAAGCTAGAGAGAGATACGTATTCGGATTCTCTGATCCTAGAGGTGTATTTGGCTCACCAGGAGCGTAATAAATAATTAATTTAGGGGCCGCCTCAAAACGGCCCCTTTTTTTTGAAAAGGTAAGAGAATGAGAAAATTCCTAGTAAAAATAAATGCGTATCAATACCATGCTAAATTTGAAGTTATGGCTGAAGATAATGTTGAGTCTATTGAAAATTCAATAGTTGACAAACTGGGAGAAAAAGGTGTAAAATGGGAATATCTTGGAGAAATGATGGATCCCAGGGTAAAACGAATAACCTATGAGGAGGTTGTTGATGGTCAAAGACCTATACAAACAAAAACGGTCCTTGGAGTTGAAGTGGCAGTTGGAGTATGAGCAAGAAGGTAAATATACTCTCAATATGGTTAGGATTGATAATGCGATTAAAGACACTATCAATGAGATCAAACTCGAAGAGGCTAAAATTGCAGATAGAGAAAATGCAATTCTTAATGCCGCTCCACAAGTTTCTGTAGCTACTTAATAAAACGCTACATCGCTGAAATCGTATATTTCTGTAAGGATCTCTTGCACTCTACTAAAATCTCATATATAACTTGATCACTATACAATTTTTAATTGTTGAATGTAGACGCGTATAGTCGACGGCCTAGAGACTACGTTCACACTAACTAGGAAAAGGAGAAAAATTATGGCAAAAACAAACTTTTCTGGTCCGATAACTTCGGGTAATATCAGAAATACAACAGGAACAACAGTAAGTACTAATGTAAGAAACATTGGCTTTACAGAAGTAAGTCAAACGTTTCCAGTTGATTACTCTATGTTTACTTTTGATGACGATTCATTAGTAACCACAGCAGGTGGTGGAGCAGCGGGAACTGCAGCAGGAACACTTACTCAAGTTCAAGATTACGTAATGCCGAATTCATACGGCGGAGTTTATGGTGCAGCACTTGTATCAATTAACTCTTCAGCTAATGATTCAGGTATAACGTTTACAATAACAGGAACTGACATCAATGGTGCTACTCAAACTGAGGGAGCTATTACAGGACCAAGTTCAACTACTGTACAAAGTACTTTATGTTACCAAACAGTAACTTCAATTGTTACAAGTGGTACTTTAACAGGTAATGTTAAAATTGGTTATGATGGAGCAGTAGTAACTACAAAAGCATATTGGCCTTTAAGATCTAACTTCAACGTTGATCCTCAAGGACAAACAGCTACATCTGTTAACAGCGGTGAATTGGTTGACGCAGCTAACTTAGCTAATAATATTGTAATTCCAAAAAATTCAAGAGTTACATATATAAGAGGTATCATACCAGCTAACTTAGTCTTTGACTTTGCGGGAGCTACAACTTTTGGTTTTGGAACTACTTCATACAATAACGCTGGAACTACTGAAGTTGATGAAGATTACTTCTCACTATCTGCAACAGCAAATGCTAAATCAGCTGCTTTCTATGACACGTTAACTGACTTTGGAAACGTTTCTGCAGCTATGTATACAAATCACTTAAATGTGAGTAATGCAGACTCAGGAAGTGGAACATCGTCTGGCGAGATTGATAAAGAGTTAATGTTAGTAATGAACATTGCAAACGGCGCAACTGCTACGGCAGGTGAACTGCTTGTGGTTGTAAATTACTTACAACAAGTAAACACAAGTAACTAATAAATTCTTTTTAGGCCCTTCGGGGCCTAAAAAATAATTTTAAATAGGAGAAAATAAATATGCCAAATCAATCTTATGTAGCAGCCAAGATGTTTAAAGCTGTAACTGCAGATGTCGATGCGATTTGTAAAGCGCAAACTACTTCAGGAGCGGCTGATCTAACTTTAGATGGTGATAGAGTGGGTGCTGGTTTTGAAGCTAGTGGAGCAGCAAATGACGGCTCTAACATGTCTACAACGGTTACAATCAAATCTGGTGGTTCAGATGAATCTGGAGATACTTTTACTATTACAGGAACTGATTCTTCAGGAAATGCAGATAGTGAAAATATTGCAGGTCCAGGAGCTGGTTTAACAGTTACTACAACTAAAGATTTTTTAACTGTAACTGGTGTTTCAGTAGATGGTGCTTTAACAGGAAATGTTGAAGTAGGTTTTACAGCTACTAGCACGACAACAGGTATTGTCTTTGCAGGTCCAACAAGAATTAGAGGAATGCATGGAGTTAGTCTCGCTGCAACAGCAGCAGCTGCAATTTTCAGAAATACATCTCAAACAGGAGTAAAAATTGTAGAGATGGATTCACCAGCAGTCGCTGGAATGATGGATCCATATATTCCTGATAATGGATGTTATTTTGACGCTGGAGCGTTTGTAGATATCAGTGCAGGTTTTGACAGCTTAACAGTATTTTACGACGGTCCAAACCCAAATTAGGAATTTAAATGGCGACTATAACTTATACAGTCACCGTCGCAACTGGAACTAACGCGTTCGGTACCGGAAGTAAATTTTTTATTAATGGTACTGTAAGTCCAGCATTGGAACTCCAAGAAGGCAATACTTATGTCTTCGATCAAACTGATGGAAGTAATGCAGGCCAAACGTTAGCTTTTTCAATTGAAAAAGACGGAACACATAATGCTTCAGGTACAGGAGTTGCTTATACTTCAGGCGTAACAACGGCTGGAAGTAAAACAACAATTGTAATTCCAGCTAATGTTGCCACTCCAACTTTATTTTATTATTCCACAGCAACAGCAGGTTATGGTAATGTAGCTAATACAATTAGTCCCACTTCTCGCTCTACAGATTTATTTAATCCTCAAATTGATGACATTATAGAAGAAGCTTATGAGAGAACTAACATAAGAGGAACTCGAACAGGTTATCAATTAAGGTCTGCTAGACGTTCTTTAAATATTATGTTTCAAGAATGGGAAAACAGAGGTGTACATTTATGGAAAGTTAAACTTGCTAAAGTTCCATTAGTGGAAGGACAAGCCGAATATAGTTATTCTACAGATTCAGAAAATTTTCCTGATGATTTAAGTTCTGTCCTAGAAGCTTTTTATAGAAATAATTCTACAACTACAGCCCCAGAGGATATTGCATTAACTCAAATAAGTAGATCTACTTATAATGCAACTCCTAATAAATTAACGAAGGGAACTCCTTCTCAATTCTATGTAGATAGAACAATTAATCCAAGTATTTATTTATATGCTACCCCAAGTGCAAGTGTATCAAGCACAACTACTCCAAGTAGTTATCAGTTTTGTTTTTACTATTTAGCAAAAATAGAAAACCCAGGAGCCTATACAAATACTTCTGATGTAGTAAATAGATTTTATCCTTGCATGATGTCGGGTCTTGCATATTATTTAAGCATGAAATTTTCTCCCGAAAGAACACCAGAATTAGAAAGAATTTATGAAAGTGAAATGATAAGAGCATTAGATGCAGATAACCAAGGTACATCTACTTATATTTCACCACAAACTTTCTATGGAGATGGAGTGTTATCGTAATGGGAGTTTTTGCAAAAGGAAAACAAGCGTTAGCTATTTCAGATAGAAGTGGCTTAAGATTTCCATATACAGAAATGGTTAGAGAGTGGAATGGTTCTTTAGTTCATTATTCAGAGTATGAACCTAAGCAACCACAATTGCAACCAAAGCCCGTTGGTAATGATCCACAAGCTTTACAAAATCCAAGAGTTCAAGCAGCAGATACTCCTCAATTAATTTTATTACAACCCGATCCGTTTGAAGTGGTTATTGCTGGAGCTAACACTTATGTAAATGTTTATTCAATTGATCATCAAAGAAAAGCAACTTCTAAAGTTAGATTAAGAGGAGCTCCTTTGGTTACTGGTCCAGGTGCTGGTGGTGGAGATGCTTTAAATTTAAAATCTTTTGCATCTATTCCCCAAATTAATGGAGTAACAGATATTGATGCTGCAGCCGGTCATACAATCTATTTAGGTAAAATAGACTCGACAGGTACGGTAAGTAATAGTACAACAACAGATAGTTTAACAAGTCCAATAAATTATTTTTATTTTCAAAGTGGTGATACGGCAACCGCCCCAGGTATAGGTGGTGGAAATAATTGTTCAGCTGGACCTGTAACATTAGGAGCATTATAATATGGCATATACTTTATCAAATTTATATTCAGACATTAGAGGATACACCGAAGTATCTGACACCGTTTTAAGTGATCCAATTTTAGCGACTATTACTAAAAATACGGAAAATCAAATTTTAAGATCAATACCTACCGATCAAAATGCTCATTATGCTACTTCTAATCTAGTAGTTAATAATAGATATGTCACAATCCCATCAGATTTGAGATCTATTAATTATGTTCAATTGACAGATGCTAATGGAAAACAAACTTTTTTAGAACAAAGAGATCCAAGTTTTATGGCAGAATATTATTCTACTCCAGATTCAGCGGCGGTCAGTATTCCAAAATACTATGGAAATTGGGATGAAATTTACTGGGTTGTCGCACCTAGTCCGGATACCTCTTATAAAATTACTTTAGCCTACAATAAAGAACCTACTAGTCTTGTGACAGATACAAACGGAACTTATCTCTCAAATAAATACCAAGATCTTATTTTATATGGGGCTCTTGCAAATACATATGGGTACTTGAAAGGTCCGCAGGATATGTTACAATACTACCAGCAGCAATTTCAAAATGCGCTAACAACGTACGCAACTGAGCAAATCGGTTACAGACGCAGAGACGAATACGAAGATGGCATGATTCGTCAACAATTAAAATCTAAGTCGCCATCAAGTTACGGAGTTAATAATTAAGGAGAAAATAATATGGCAAACTATGTACCAGATCTAATGAAACCAAACCTTTTTAAAGGTAATTTCGATTTTTCTAGTGATACTATTTACATGGCGTTGTTAACAAGTATTGCAGCATCAGGTTTTGCTCAAGCAACAGCAGAATCTTATACAAGCGCAACATCAGGACAAGTTGGAGCCGGAGGTGGTTATACCACTGATGGAATTACTTGCGGAGCCTGTACAGTTGCAAACGCAGGAACACAACCTCAATCAACTTATTTAAGTTTTGCAGGAAATAATTCTGACGGAAGTGCAGCAACTGCAAATACAGTTAACTGGGTTGGTTCAACTATTACTGCAGCTTATGGCTGTATGTATAAATATGTTGCACCCGGCGGAGCAACAGCTAATCAGTACATTGTCGCTATCTTGGACTTTAGTGGATCAAAATCATCTTCAAGTGGAGATTTTAAAATTGTATTCCCTACAGTTACAACTGGCGCAGATGCAATTTTAAGTGTTACATAAGGAAAATTAAATGGCTTTGGTTTTAAATGATAGAGTAAAAGAAACTAGTACTACAACTGGCACAGGAACTTTAGATCTTGCTGGTGCAGTTACAGGTTTTGTAACTTTTGTAGCTGGTATTGGAGATACTAATACTACTTACTATGCAATTTATGAAACTGGAACTGATAAGTGGGAAGTAGGATTAGGAACAGTTACAGACGCAGGTACAGATACTTTATCAAGAGATACGGTTATAGATAATTCTTCTGGTAATACTTCAAAAATTAATTTTGCAGGAACTTTAGATGTATTTTGTACACTGCCTGCCGATAAAGCAGTTTATTTAGATTCTTCTGGAGATCCAGTAGGAGCCGCAAGCGCAGGTTTTGCATTAGCAATGGCGGTTGCATTATAGTTAGGAAAAAAATATGGCACAAAATTTTAGAAACAATTTACAATCAGCAGTAGGAACAGGACCAGTAACTCTTGTGACTGGAGCTAATTATGATGCGGTTATAGGAATTAGATTATGTAATATTCTAACTGCTACAATTGAAGTGGATGTTTACATTGTTAATAGTGGAAATAAATATCTTGCAAAAGGTGTTGTTATCCCACCAAATTCTGCAATCGAATTAATCCAAGGCGGAGCAAAAATTGTTTTAAAACTAAATGATGTATTAACGGCAGTCTCAAATACAGCTTCAAGCTGTGATATTGTTACGTCATACATTAGTCAAATTAGTTCGTAGGAGGAATTATGACGGCAGTAATAAATGGAATCCAATACATTGGAGGGCAGACTTCTCCAAATGAATTTATAAATAATCAAGCGGCAACGATTGATGGAACTCAAACTGTCGAGAACGGTGTTCTTGCAGGTCCAATTTCTATTCCAGCAACTGTTACCGTAACAGGAACGTTGGTAATAGTTTAATGAGTAAAGTAGAAGTAAATAAAATTAGTCCACGATCTGGAACAGACGTTACACTAGGAGATAGTGGAGATACGTTCACAATTCCTTCAGGTGCAACCATTACTAATAATGGTACAGCAGTAAATTTTGGCGCTACAGGTTCAGCATCTTGGACAACAACAATTAAAACAGGTGATTTTACAGCAGTATCTGGAGAAGGATATTTTGTAAATACAACAAGTGGAGCTATTAATGTAACACTACCAGGGTCACCAAGTGCAGGAGATGTGGTTGCAATTAAAGATTATGCAAATACTTTTGATACATATAACTGTGTTCTATTAAGAAATGGTTCTAACATTGGTGGTACAGCCATTGATGGGGAATTAAGTGTTGAAGGTATTTCAGTTACTCTAGTTTATGCAGATACTACTAAAGGTTGGTTAGTAACAGATTCAGGTTTACAAAGTGAACTTCCACCCCCAAGTTATGATATAGAAATGTTAGTTGTTGCCGGTGGAGGATCTGGTGCAAGTGGATATTATGCTGGAGGCGGTGGAGCTGGTGGTTACAGAACTTCAACACAAAATAGTATAGGAGGAGTTGTTATAACTTGTACAGTTGGAGACGGAGGCGGATCTCCTCCAACGACTCCAAATGGAATATTAGGTAATGATGGATCTGATACTACACTATCAGGATCAGGATTCACAACTATTACATCTACCGGAGGTGGAGGTGGAGGTGCCAATAGTAATGATAGTGGTCGACCTGGTGGTTCAGGTGGAGGCGCCGCTACAGCTGCTCCAGCAAACGGTGGTTCTGGAAATACTCCCGCCACATCCCCTAGTCAAGGTAATGATGGTGGAAAAAATGCGGCTCCAGCACCTAATGGAATATCAGGTGGTGGGGGCGGAATAGGTGCAGTAGGTTCAGACTCTGCTGCAGGAAGTTCAGGAGCAGGTGGAGCAGGAACAGCGAATTCAATATCCGGTGCCTCAGTCACTTACGCTGGTGGCGGTGGTGGAGGTGGAAGTTCTCAAGGTGGAGCTAGTCCAGGAAACGGTGGAGCTGGAGGATCAGGTGGTGGCGGTGCCGGCGCTACTTATAGTGGGGGTGGTACAGCAGGAACAGCTAATACAGGTGGTGGCGGAGGTGGAGCAGCCTATGCACCAGCCCAAGGTGGAGCTGGAGGAAAAGGTGTAATTATTTTAAGTTTTCCAGACGGAAATTATTCCGGTAATACAACAGGAAGTCCAACTGTTTCTACAAATGCTGGTGGTACAGGAAAAACAGTTTTAACATTTACAGGAACAGGGAGTTACACAACATAATGGCTAGTTTTGCAAAAATAGGATTAAACGGAAAAGTAATTGAAGTTAATTCATTACACGACGATGTTTTAAAAGATGCTAAGGGTGTATCTTCTGAAGATTTAGGAATAAAATTTTTAGAAAATTTAACAGGATGGGCTGTATGGAAACAAACTTTTACAGACGGCAAAAGAAAAAATAATGCAAGTAAAAATTATACTTATGATGAAAATAGGGATGCATTTATTCCACCAAAACCTTTTAATAGTTGGACATTAAATGAAACTACTTGTTACTGGGAAGCTCCCGTGGTAACACCAGCTGACGGTAAAGTTTATACCTGGAACGAAGCAACACAACAATGGGATTTATATGAGTAAAATAGAAGTAGATAAAATAGATCCGCAATCAGGAACAGCCCTAGAAATTGGGACTTCAGGAGATACTGTAACAGTACCTTCAGGTGTTGGACTTACTTTAACTGATTCTACATTACTTTTACCTACAACAATTAAGACAGATAAATTAGACCCTAAGTCAGGAACAGCTTTAGAAATTGGAACATCAGGAGATACAATTACTATTCCAACAGGAGCAGGACTAACGGTCACAGATGAAGTAAAAACTAATAAAATTTCTCCAGCAACAGGAACAGCTTTTACTTTAGGAGATTCAGGCGATACTTTTACTATTCCATCTGGAGCAACACTAACTAATAATGGAACGGCTACAGGATTTGCAGGTATTACTGAAGCAGATACTTGGAGACTAACTACTGATTTTGCAGGAAGTGCTACTCCAATAGCTTCAAACTGGGAACGTTCTGATACTGCAGGACAAGGTTATTTTGGAACAGGTATGACGCAATCTTCAGGAATATTTACTTTTCCAAGCACAGGTTGGTGGTTTATAACTTTTCAAGCAGGTTTTAAACTTGCAAGTGATACTTCAAAATATAATGGTGGATATATTGTAGGAACTACAAACAATTCAACATACGCAAATTTAGCAGGAAGCGATGCTGATATAGGTAATTCAGGTGGAACAAGTTACGCAGCAACTTATGTTGCAACTCTTTTTGATGTTACAGATACTACACAATGTAAAGTAAGATTTGATACATCAGTTCAAACTGCAGCTACAGAAACCTGTGGGACAAGTACATACGATTTAACTGCAGCAAAATTTATTCGTCTGGGGGACACATAAAATGGATAGACTAACAGGTAGACCAGATCACATAGAAAATTATTTAGCACAACTTCATACTGGACAATGGTTTGGTTGGAGTGATGCTAGAAATAAAGTTTATGCTAATCTAATTATACACGACAATAGTAAAACAAAACCTACTGAACAAGAATGTAATGATGGATTAGCTGCTATGCAGTCTGATTTTGATACAAAAAAAACTAATTTAGAAAATAATAAAACATCTGGCAAAGCGAAACTAAAAGCGGGAGAAGCCTTGACAGATGCTGAAATATCAGCATTATTTGGAGAATAATTATGACATCAACAATAAAAGTAAATAACGTTCAGGACGTAGACGGTAATAATATTATTAACGAAAACGCTAATACTATTACTATTGGTAAATCGGGAGATACAGTACAAGTTGCTTCAGGTGCATCACTGGTTGGTGGGGGAATTGAATGGCAAT